TGCGCTATTTTGCCATTTATCTCTGAACGCTTCTGCGCGTTCGCGCTTTGATTTTGCATCCGGATCTTCTGCTGCCATCCGTTCTTTAACCTCTTCGACTCGATCTAATAAACGATCATCTAAGTCGCGTTTGATTCTTGTATTTGCCATTTCATTTATCCTTTATTTGAACGATCATACGCAGCATACGCGCGGATCATTTTATTACGTTTATTAACATCGTCCCATGCGCCAGCGTCTTTAATTGCCTGAACCCGTTGTGGACTTAACGTGATGGTTCCGGTTTTTGCGCTTGCTGTGTTAGCAACTCGGCTAGAGGCTGTTGGACCTGCTCGACGGGCTGCTGGTGCACCACCTTTCGCTGTGTAGCGATGTGGCAATCGGGCCGATAAACGATTATCTAACTCCTCCCAGTACTCAGGATCACTTGGATCCCAACCGTCTTGGGCGAGCTCTTGGTCGATTACTTTGGCAATTCTACTATCTGTGTCTCGAGCTTGTGGGTCAAACCAAGAATTACGCTGCAACCACTTAGTTGCGTTACGCGATACCTCTTCTGCCATCGGAGTCGGTACGTTTTGCTTGGGTGCTTTCGCCTGCTCAAGTTGTTCTTTTTTGTAATGCTGCGCTTGTGATAATCGTTGCTTGGCTTCGGTCAACTGCTCCAAATATTCAACTTGGGCGGCTGCGTCGCCAGATTGTGCTGCCTGCAACATTTTCATCTTAGCGTATTCAACACGAGTCGCCTCGTCTTCAATCGCTTTGTCGATTTGCGCAAACTGATACGATGCTGCGGTGTTTTCGACTTTTGCTAAACGCTCTGCTAACTCAGCATTACGGCGCTCTAGGGCGCTAATCTTGTTTCGTGCAGTAATGTCGCGCTGTTTGGCTAGTTCTTTCTTTAGCCTACGCTCTTCTCTGCGCGCCTCGCGAATTTTCGCGCGGTCTTCGTCGGTTTCTTCAGGATCGTCTTCTGCCTCAGCCGCTTGGGCCTCTTCAGCAGTCTCTTCTTCCTGCTCGTCGTCTTCTACTTCATCGACAACTTCGTCTTTGGTTTCTTCTTCGGGGAAATGATCAACATGATCTTCCAGTTTGGCTAAAACCGAGCCATCATTTAATTCTTTTACGGGTACTTCTTTTTCATTCTCTGCCATACTTTTCTTTCAAAAGTGATTAATCTACAAACGCCTTCATTCTCTGCGCATACTCAAACGACTTGATGCGTGAGATGATTTCACGAGCCTGAATTGTGATGAATACTACTGGAGCCTCACCATCATCCGGACTTACAACAAAACGATCACCGCCGTACTTGATTGTCCTAACCAAATCACCTACTTTGCACCAAGGGCCTTCAATCCAAGGCTCCAGTGTATCTGGTGATTTATACGCTAATGGACCAATCTGGCGTACTTTAGCTACTGTCTCGTTAAAACGTAACGTTTGTCGGGTCTCATCTACAAGTAGAATACCACCCTTACTTTTGGCCTTTTCCCTGCGTAACTGTACTAGCACGCGGTCTCCAGCCACCTCAATACCCGGATCTATGTCAGGGAAACACTCTTCCTCTGAGCGAAGATCTGGATCTTCTTTCTGTCCTAAATCAAATGCCATCCGGCAATCCTTTCTTAAATCTTACGATTCGTCTTCTTCGTCTTCTGTTAAAAGTTCGTTAATGATGCTTAACGTTAGCGTTAAACCTTCGTGGCGACCAACTAGACGTTGGTAATCCTCGAAAGAATTAACATTAAACCCAGCGGTAACAGAGTCCGCTATTGATTTTTGCTCAGTCTTTACACGACCGATAATTTCACTAATAAAGTCCTTCATAATCTCACTAATGCAAGACTATGAGATAATCCGCCCTAAAATTAATAAAAATTGCCGCCGTTGATGTCTTTTAGTTCTTTTCCGGGGCCAATTGGTTTAGCATTGCGTAGTTTGCTTTGTGCCGCGCCTTTTTTCCAGTTGTTGTCACGGTGTGAACCAGATGCGCCTTTATCGATAGCTGCGTCTGGACCGCCGCCGCTGGACAATTGCCCAGTTTCTTGGTAGGTTTGACGGAAGCCTTTTAAATTTTCAGCCATTTTATACTCCTGTTGTTGGTGGTTTTGGTTGTAGTGCTGCCTGTATCGCTTGTTTTGCTATATCGGCGTCATTCATAAACTGCTGTTTTTCGATCTCAATACCATGTTGGCGGATGTCTTTTTCTGCTTCATTTACTGCCTGAATGCCAAGCATTGCCTGCTCTTGTGCTAGTGCCATCTCTTGCTGGCTAAGTCCTGCTTGCGCCTGCATTGCTGCCACGCGCTCGCGTGACGAGTTATTCATACTGTTAATTGCGACGTTAGTCGAATTTTTCTGGTTATCCAGTTGGGTTTGCATTTCGTACTTGCTCTGTAACTCCAAAACTTTACGCTGCAGTTCGGCGATCTTGAGCTCATAATCTTGTTGGTCTTTTTGCTGCTCCAACTGCATTCTTGCCTGAGCCTCTTGCTGCTTACGTTGTGTTTCGGCCATTTGTGTTTTGAGTAACACTTGAGCGGTTGGATCTGCCGCGGCCATTTTGTCCATCTGCGCCTGTTGTGCTTGCTGTACTTGCATCGCAAGTTGTTGGATCTGCTGAACATATGGCTGCATTACCATATTCGCGTCTTCGCCAACCATTTGTGATGCTAATGCCAAGGCTTGCTGAGATTCCAATGTGAGTGGTTTCTCTTGGTTTAGCTCTAACTCATCACGACCGCCAGAGGCCTGCGCCACATATGCGCGCATGGACTGCAGATAGTGCAAGGTTAAGTGTTGCTTGATGTGCTCAAGTGCTAATGGTGCAAAGGTAGGCCCAATTACTGGATTGGCGCCGTACGCTGGGTTCATTGCATACTCAAGGTGGATCTTGATGTGGCTGATATGGTCCTGATCTGGGTACGCTGCCGCTGCTCGACCCATAGTCATCGAGACGTTCTCCAACGCTGGGTTGGATTCTTTTGCGCCCATGGGATTAGGTAGAATCTCATCCACAGAAGGCACCTTGAGCTGCTTTAAAACCCTGCGGTACACCGCGCGGACGTCAAACATACCGGGCGGCGCAGAGGTTGCCATTTGCAACAAAGCCTGATTCTGAGCCAAACGTTGTGTCTCAGAGAAAATGTGTGGGTCTGATATTGGGCGTACGTCGCTGTTGTACGCAAAGTCACGGACTTGAATCTCCGTGCCAGACTGGTTGTCCATCTCATCCAGATACCAATGATTTAGACGTGAAATAATTGCCAGTGATTTAGTTTGGCTGCGGTGTAAACGTGCATGAATGCTGGAGAATACTTTAGCACCTTGCTCAATCAAAGCCTGCGCTGTACCAACCGGCATGTTGTTGTTTGCATCGCCAATCTTTTCTTCGGCGGTGGTAACCACGCCTTTTGCTGCGTCAGTTAACCAACCTAAGAGTTGAAATAAAACGCTTGACGGTGGATTGAACGGCATGGCCATTGCAATCTTACGAACATCGTCTACTCCCGGTGCGCCTTCGATCTCGACGACTTGCGTAGGCTCAATCCGATCGCTCTGACCACCAATTCTTCCACCCTTGAGTTTAAGGAGCGTTTGGCTGTTGTTAATATGTGCAGCGTCAAGAAGCGCGCGTAGAGAACCAGTAAGAGCAGCCGATAGACCACCGATAAGATGAGGCAGACCAATAGCATAGGCACCACGCCAAGGAATGAACTTAAACTCAACGTACCAGTCGAGTTTCTCCAACTTCTCATCGTTTGCCTCCCAGTTGCGATAAAGAGCCAACACTTTGCCACTTGACTCATCAATCGTCAAGATATAGGGTGCGCGTCTTCCGTCTGTTTTGTCGTCTTCTTCTAGTCGTATAAAACATGTGATCTCATAGATACGACGCAATCCGTCAATATTCTTAGAGGGCTCATCTTTACCTTCAATCTTATTGTTTGCTTTTTCAGATTGCGTTTGGTCGGTTAGTGGAGCGTCAGATGTATATTGAGCTTCGATATCACGATAGATACCTTGCTCAATACGCTGACGGTAAATATCTTCGGTAATATCCTGCACTTCAGTTACGCGTGCAGATGTGTAAAAATTAGTAGTTGAGTATGGTAACAGGATGTTGTCAATCGGAACCCACTCGCAGGTTGGTTTCTTTTGCTCTTCATCCCAACGCCACTTTAGAAACTGCGATCCGCCGAGTGGTAGTTGAGTGAGCAGTTGCTCCATCTCATCGCGGTACTCTTGGACTTGCTCGGTAAGCTGCCAGTTCAAGAACGTGACTTTACGATCGGCAGTCTCTTCTTTTAGTCGGTCTGCTTCGCCTTTGACATTCGATTTAACAAGGCCGTCAGGGGGTAGTAATTCGCGAGCTGTCGACGCTGCAAAATCAACGCACG